CTACTGTGAAATGCGTATCAATCAACTCGAAGGCGAGACAGTTCTTTGATACCTACCTATTAGAGGATAGATATGGATAAAATCCCCTATATCGAGCCAGCGCTCCTAGAGTATCTCGACCGTTACTACCCGGATAAAGCCCCTGAGCTTTCCTGGAGTGACCGAGAGGTGTGGTTTAGGCGTGGCGCTTGTGATGTCGTGAGAACCCTCAAGAGACTCCACGAAGAACAACAGGACAACATCCTTCGATGAGGACCGTTTATCCTGTCTACAATCTAGAAGCTATTGAGAAAGAGTGGGGCCTGTTGGTCCCATTTTTTTCTCGGTTAGTAGATGACCACATGTCCCTAGATGATATCTGGGGGCATCTGGAATCCGGGGAGTGGCACCTGTGGATTGATGATGTCGATGGCGAGATCGTCTCCATAGCTGTGACTTCCTTCATTTATTACCCCCAATACACTGCCCTAAGAATTATCCTGACTGCCGGGTCTGACACAGACTGGGCTGCGGCCACAGAGTTCCTCGAGAACGTAGCTAAGGCTAACCGCTGTGACACCGTAGAGATACTTGGCCGTAAGGGGTGGGAACGAGCCCTCAAGTCTAGGGGCTTTGAATTTCAAAACATAACACTCCGTAAAAGGCTAAGGTAATGATCCTTCAAGAACTCCTTTTCCCCGGTATCTGCTTTGGCGGTTCTGGAGGCGGCGGTGGTGGCGGCGGTGGTTCGGATAACAAGCCTAACCGCCCGCGTCCCCCGGCACGTCCCCCTGCCAACAAAGACCCCATTCGGGACAACAATTGGCAGACCGATAAAGACCCTGATAAGCCGGGCTCCAACGCCCCTAGCTCCCCCATCAGTGGTCCGTCTGGGTCTGGGGATAAGACCCCCGCAGCTCCTGAGGTTAAGCCTCCGAGCAACTCCCCGACCACTCCTCCTGCTCAAAAAGATCCGATTGAAGCTGGTCCTCCGCCTTCCGGCCCCAAGCCTCCCAACCAGAACCCTGGCGGTCCTATCTCTGGTCCTGTCACTGGCCCCAAGCCCAGCGAACCCGTAGGTGGCGCTTCTGGTAACGACCAGCCTGTCCAAGCTCCTGAGACTATCGATCCTGAAGATGGTGTCGGTGGTGGCTCCGGCAGTGGTGGTCAGCGTGATGGTGGTGCAGCGGCTTCCGCCAAGGCATCCCGTCTCCGCGAAGAGAATGCCACGGTTGCAGCCAAGCGCCGAGGTCAAGACCCGTATCGCCGGGGTGGCCCCAACCGCCGTGCGACCCCCGGGCAGTCCCGTGGCCCTAACCCCCTCCGCATTCGATAACAGGTGACACATGTGCTTTATGTCTCAACCTAAGACCCCTGCTCCCCCGCCTCCCCCGGCGGCTCCCCCGATGCTCGAACAGGAAGCCCCTAAGCTTTCTGAGGCGTCTGATGAGAGCGAGATGATCAACTCTCGGGCTCAGGGTCTCCGCAATTACAAAATTGAACGCAGGAACCGCTATTTCGCAGGAAACAACCCCCTGTCGATCCGGTCTACTTCCAGCACGAACTAACAGGTGAGCGCCGTGCATAACGACGAAAAGGGTGGGTGCGCCAAGCGTTACGACAAGCTGTCCTCCGACCGTGACATCTATCTGGAGCGGGCCCGTGATGCAGCTAAGTATACGATCCCGGCTCTGATCCCCGAAAGTGGTCACGGCCCATCCACCAAACTCTACACTCCGTATCAAGGGATCGGGGCACGAGGCGTCAACAATCTGGCGTCTAAGCTGCTCCTATCTCTCCTTCCCCCTAACTCCCCGTTCTTCGCCATGAAGCTCGATGACTTTACCATCACTGAGCTTGCACAGCAGGAAGGGGCTCGAGCCAAGGTCGATGAAGCCCTCAACAAGTATGAGCGGGCTGTCATGACCGAGATCGAGAATTCTGGTATGCGGGCTCCTATCTTCGAAACCCTCAAGCATCTCATCGTGGCTGGTAACGCTCTGATGTATCTCCCGCCTGACGGGGGTGCCCGGGTGTTCCCCCTGAGCCGCTATGTAGTCAAGCGGGACCCCATGGGTGCTGTCATCGAGATCATCATCAAGGAAACCCGATCCATCGCAAGCCTCCCCGAGGACATCAAGGCGATGCTCGAGGACGCTGATGATGCTGGCCTCCCGTCTGACACCAACCACGATGGTAAAGCCAACGACAACACTGTGGATGTCTATACTCACCTCTATCGTGAGAAGAAGTCCTACAAGATGTATCAGGAAGTCCGTGGGGTGAAAGTCCCCGGCACTGAGGGCTCCTATCCTATGGACAAGCCCCCTATGCTGGCTCTCCGGTGGACCTCCATTGATGGCGAGGACTATGGCCGTGGCTACATCGAGGAATACATTGGTGACCTAGTGAGCCTCGAAGGGCTCTCCAAGGCTGTCCTCGAAGGCACCGCAGCATCCGCCAAGGTCGTCTTCATGGTTGCCCCTAACGGCACCACGAAAGCCCGAGATGTGGCTAAAGCGGAGAATGGCGCTATTATCTCCGGTAATCCAGCGGAGGTTGGTGTTCTCCAGGTTGGCAAGCAGGCTGACCTCTCGGTGGCTATGTCTACAATCCAGACGATCACTGAGCGGCTCTCCTACGCATTCCTGATGAACTCAGCAATCCGCCGTGCAGGTGAGCGAGTGACAGCAGAAGAAGTCCGCTACATGGCGGGTGAACTCGAGGATGCTCTGGGTGGTGTCTACTCCATCCTTAGCCAAGAGTTCCAGCTTCCTCTGGTCAACCGCATCATCGCCAGGATGACCCGTCAGAAGAAACTCCCGGCACTCCCCAAGGGGGTCGCCAATCCTACCATCGTAACTGGCCTTGAGGCTCTGGGTCGTGGTCATGATCTGAATAAGTATCAGATGATGATGGCGGCACTCCAGCCGCTAGGACCTGAGGCACTCGCCCAACACATGAACATGGGTGACTACATCACTCGTATCGGGACCGCTCTAGGGATCGACATGGGTGGCCTCATCAAGTCTGAGGAGCAATTGGCTCAGGAACAGGCAGCGATGCAGGAACAAATGCAACAGCAACAGATGATGGAGATGGCTCAATCAGCAGCGAAACCTATGGCCTCTGAGATGGCCAAGGGTATGCGCGAGAGTGCTGTGGAAGCCACCAGCAATAACATCAAAGGTAAGTAACACATGGTAGAGCAAGTAACCATCGACACCTCAGGGGAAACCTCTGGGCCCACTCTGGAAGAACAAGCAGCAGCTATGGACGCCGCTGCGGCAGAGCAGGCCGGGGAACAAGAAGCCCCTGCTCAGGAGGAACGCCCGGAGTGGCTCCCTGAGAAGTTCAACTCTGCGGAGGACCTAGCGAAAGCCTATGCGGAACTTGAGAAGAAGCAGTCAGCACCCCGTGAAGAGAAATCTGAAGAAGCTCCTAGTGACATGTCCGACCAAGAGGCGCGGGACATGGTGGAGAACGCGGGGCTGGATTTCAACGGCTTTGCTCAAGAGTTCTGGTCTAACGGGGAACTCTCCTCGGAAAGCTATGACGCCCTCGCAGACGCAGGCATCCCCCGGGAAATCGTAGATGGCTATGTCCAAGCTCAACTCTCGAACCTCGAAGCCCAGCGTGAAGCTATCATGGGCGAGGTGGGTGAAGGGTCGTATGATGACCTGACCCAGTGGGCCATGAACAATCTCGATAACGCTGAGATTGATGCCTACAACCGCATCATGGAAACCAACGACATGGACGCTATCAAGATGGCTGTCCGTGGTCTGGTGGCCCGTCGGAGTGCCTCGGATGGCTTTGAGCCTTCCCGGAGTCTCTCTGGGTCTGACGCACAGTCCACCGGGGGTTCCTACGAGAGTGTTGCTCAACTCACCGCTGACATGAACGATCCCCGCTACGCCACTGACGCAGCCTTCCGGGCTAAGGTCGAGGCCAAGCTGGGACGCTCCAGCATCTTCTAAGAGGGAAATCAACATGGCTGCACCGTCAGGCCGGGTCTATTCGGATTATGACCGCGAGTATCAGGCTCGGCCTGAGCAGGTAAAGAAGCGTGTCAATCGGAACGCTGCCCGCCGTATGATGATTAAGAAGCATGGTAAATCCGCTCTGAAGGGTAAAGATATCGACCACAAGAACGGTGATGCCACAAATAACTCGAAGAGCAATCTCCAGATTATGGACCGATCTGCTAATCGAGCAAAAAAGTAATTACCAACTTAGGGGGCCCTCATTAAGGGCCTCCTCTGTCACGCCGCTTTTAAGTGGGTGGCGAAACCCGAGGGTAGGCCAACCCTCTCCTTTCAACTAACCCAAACTACAAGCACAACACGAAGTATGTCGGGCCTCTTACGAGAGATAACCCGGAGGAAAAGGGAGCGCTTAGGCTGGATTAGTGCACAACCAATCCTAACAACTCTTTTCACAGGTAATAACAATGGCTAACGCAACTCCGTCCCGTCTGGGTCAGGCTAACCTCACGGGCGCAACTGACGCTCTGTTCCTCAAGGTCTTCTCGGGCGAGGTCATGAGCACCTTCGCTGCCAAGACCGTCATGAAGGACAAGACCCGCATCCGCAGCATTAAGAGCGGTAAGTCGGCTCAGTTCCCCGCAATCGGCAAGACCGTGGCTGAATACCACACCCCGGGTGCCGAAATCCTTGGCAACAACATCAAGCACGACGAGAAGGTCATCACCATCGATGATCTGCTGATCTCGAACACCTTCATCTCGAACATCGATGAAGCCAAGAACCACTACGAAGTCCGTAGCGAATACTCCCGTCAGATGGGTGACGCTCTGGCTCAAACCTACGACCGCAACCTCCTGTCGATGGCTGTCAAAGCTGCTCGTGACCCCTCGGGTCTGGGCCTTGGCGTGGCCGATCAGGGCTCCGCTGCCTCGGTCAATCTGGGTTCCGCAACCCCGACCACCGCAACGATCGTTTCGGCAATCTACGATGCAGCAGCGACGATGGACGAAAAGAACGTCCCCGAGACCGACCGCTTTGTCATCGTGAACCCCGCCGTTTACTACGCTCTGGTGCAGGAAGACAAGCTGATCAACCGTGATTTCGGTGAGAATGGCTCCTACTCGAAGGGCGCAGTCTTCAACGTTGCTGGCATGACCATCGTCAAGTCGAACAACCTGGCTGTTAACCACACCACCGCCACCGCATACCCGGACTTCAGCTCGAAGTATGCTGTGGACGCCTCGGACACCTCCGCGCTGATCATCCAGCGTCAGGCTATGGGCACGGTGCAACTGATGGACCTGGCGACCGAGATGGAATATGACATCCGCCGCCAAGGCACCCTCGCAGTCTCCAAGATGGCCGTGGGTCATGGTGTGCTCCGCCCGGAATGCATCATCGAGCTCCGCGCTGCTGTCTAATTAGACTAACCACAGGCCCCTCTGAGAAACCCTCAGGGGGGCTTTTTTTCATTTCAAGGGAATTATCATGGCAACTCTGCTTACCCCTACGACTGAACTGGAGGCCATTAACGTCTGCCTCACCAACATTGGCGAGAGCCCGGTTTCGACCATCGTGGGTGACATCTCGGTGGACGCTGCTATGGCCCGTGATCTTGTCCGCCAAGTGACCCGTGAAATCCAAGCTATGGGTTTCTACTGGAACACCGAGGTGGACTACCGTCTGGTTCCTAACACCGAGGGTAACCTTGTGCTCCCCGCTAACGTCCTCAATGTGGACACAGTGGGTGTTGATGCTGACAAGGACCTCGTGGCTCGTGGTCGTCGCATGTATGACCGCCGCAATCACTCCTACCTCTTCGACAAGGCTGTCACCGTGGAACTCGTGGTGGCTCTGGCCTTCGAGGAACTCCCAGAGAGCGCCCGGAGATACATCTCTGTGAAGGCCGCTCGTATCTTCCAAGAGCGTGTCATGGGCTCTGGCTCGATCTCTAACTTCAACCGTGAGGATGAGAACGAGGCTCGTGCAATCCTGATCGCTGAGAACCTCGCAGTGGAAGATAACAACATGCTGACTGACAGCTTCACCACTGGGCGTATCCTCAACCGCAACATAGTAATCTAAGGGCTCAGATATGCCGCTAGTATCCACTACAGTTTCCAACCTCATCAGTGGTGTCTCCCAGCAGCCTGCTCCTCAACGCCTGAGGACCTCCGGGGAGGCTATGATCAACGCCTACCCCTCCGTGGTGGCTGGTCTCCAGAAGCGCCCAGCGACTGAGCTAGTGGCCCCTCTCAATTCTACCATCGCCAGTGACGACACAGCAGCAACCCATATCATCAACAGGGATGCCTTTGAGCGCTATGTGGTCATCGCTGGCTCTGGGAACCTTGAGGTGTTTGACATCGATGGGACCCCTAAGACCGTCAACTTCCCTGATGGCAAGGGCTACCTCCCGACCACTGAGATGTGGAAGAAGCTCCGGTTTGTTACCGTTGCTGACACCACCTTCATCCTTAACACTGAAAAGACTATCGCAGCCTCTACAGTCACTGAGACCCGCCCGGACCCCGCAGCTACTGCCTCGGTCTTCGTGAAGCGGGCAGTGGCCTCCACCACCTACGCTGTTTATGTGAATGGTGTCTTGGCTGCTACCACTACAACCAACGACAACACCACCGCTGGGACTGCTCTTGAGGGCACTGCAGACATCGCAGAGGAACTCAAGACTGACGCTATCTCCCGTGGTTACACTGATGCAGAGGTCGTTGGGACCACCCTGACGTTCTCTGTGGCCTCTGGGGCGAAGCTGGAGGTGCTCGATCAGTTCGGTGGTGCAGCACTTGAGGTCTACACTGACAGGGTGCAGGCATTCAACAAGCTCCCTCCGAGTGAGAAAGAGGAACGCCTGGTGCGCATCAAGGGGAACCTCAATGACGCCACTGAGGACTACTGGGTCCAATACGAGAGTGGCATCTGGGTAGAGGCAGCGGCTTACAATAAGCTGACCACCCTAGACCCCACCACGATGCCCCATGTGCTCATCAGTGAGTCCGATGGGACCTTCACGTTCCAAGAGCATTCTTGGGGTGAACGCACCGCTGGTGATGATAACACCAACCCCGATCCTTCCTTCGTGGGACGCAAGGGGAACGGTATGTTCCTCTACAAAGGACGCCTAGGGATTCTCTCCGGGGAGAACCTCGTGATGTCCAAGACGGGGACCTTGGAGCAGTTCTTCAGAACCACCGTGGTCCAGGTCTTCGATAGTGACAGGATCGATGTCGCCACAATTACTGGACGTGTTAACAATCTCTATCACGCAGCTACTTTTGCTGACACCCTGATCCTCTTCTCGGATACTCAGCAGTTCAAGGTGACCTCTCAGGATGTCCTGAGCCCCAAGACAGTGGGTGTGGTCCCCTCGACTAGGTTCGCCTGCTCTCAATACACAGCACCAGAGGCTTCTGGTCCTATCGTCTACTTCGTCACCAACGGTGCAACTCACTCCTCAGTGCGTGAGCTCTACATCGATGAGGACCTCAAGACGGTGGACGCTGATGAGATCACAGTCCAAATCCCCTCCTACATCCCCAACGATGTGAGGACTATGGCAGTCTCCACCTACGATGACGCTATGGTCTGTCTGTCTGCCTTGGACCCCAGCAAGCTCTACCTGTATAAATGGTATACCTCTGCTGGTGATAAGGTGCAGTCCTCTTGGAGTGTCTGGGATTTCGGCTCTGAGGTCACCATTGTGGGCATCGAGTTCCTCGAAGATTACCTCTACATCGTTTACAAGATGGGAGGTGATCTCTACCTGGACCGCATGTTCATCGACACCAAGCCAAGCAACGATGTCCTTCTGGATCACAGGGTCTACAGCGCTGATGGCTCCATGACCATCACCTACGATGCAGGGACTGATACCAGTGAGATCATCCTCCCCTATCAATGGTCTGGGACTATGGAGTTCTACAGGATGGATGGCCCGGTGGGTGATGACATCCCAGTGACCAAGGTGAACGGTGGGAGATACACCATCGACACCCCGGGTGATTGGAGAGCCATGACCATTCAAGGTGGTGTCCCCTACACGTTTGAGTATGAATTCTCTGCTCAATACATCCGTGAGGATACCCCAACTGGCGAGGCTGCTGTCCAAGAGGGCAGGCTCCAGATCAGATACATGTCACTCATCTACATGGACACCAGCTACTTCCGGGTAGAGGTGACCCCAATCAACAACGACACCTTTGTTCATCCGTTCACAGCACGGGTCCTCTCTGACGCAGATAACGTCCTAGGGGTTGTCCCAAGAGACACTGGGGAATTCAAGTTCCCTGTCTTTGCTCAGAACGACAAGGTGACAATCAAGATCATCAACGACAAGGCATTCCCAAGCGCCATAGGTTCTATGGAGTGGACAGGGATGTATGTCGGCAAATCACAGAGGCTTTAAGTATGTCGCAGGGTTACTCCAGAGATACCACCAAGGACGACCTGGAGCACCTTGCGGCTCACATGAGGAAAGCTGACAGGGCAGAGGTTAAGGCCACGATAGGCTGGGAGCCTCTGCCTGCTCTCAAGTTCGCCTTAAAGCACTCTGAGGTTTGCAAGACAGGGCTCACCCACGATGGGGAACCTGTGATGATCTATGGGGTCACCCCGTCCCCTCAGGAGGGCCTAGGGTCCATCTGGATGTTGGGGACTGATAACCTCACCAAGGTCCAAACTACATTCCTCAGGCAGTGCCGCAGGGAGATCAATGAGATTTCTCGGGGCTACAAGGCTGTCTACAACTTCACAGATGCTCGTAACACCCTCCATCATAAATGGCTCAAGTGGTGCGGCTTCACCTTCATACGGAGAGTAGAGCGCTACGGGGTCGAGCAACTCCCGTTCTACGAATTCGTTAAATTAATCGGAGCATAACCAGATGTGTTTTATCGCAGCTTTGGGTGCCGCAGGTGCCGCCGCAGGTGCCGCTGCTAGTGCATCCACGGGCCTCGCTATGGCTTCTACTGCCATGCAGGGGATTGGCATGATCTCCCAGATCAGTGCTCAGAACGCAGCAGCAGCAAGTAACTCTGCCGCAGCGCGTCAAGCAGCCGCCCACCAATACGACCAAGAAAATGAAGCGCTCTACAACGATAACCAAGCACTCCTCCAGAATGCTATGGATCGTGCCTTGATGGCTAGGAGCGCAACCGATCTGACTTTCGTGAGTGCCTTTGAGAATGGCGCTGGTGGAAGCGTGATGGGGGATGTCCTCCGTGAGCGCTCTGCTATCGAGGGCCGTAACCTCATGCGTGACGCGGATCAGCGTGGCATGATGGTCACCAACTCCCAGCGCAACATGCAAGGCTATCGGACCAACGCACAGAACCGGATCAACTCGGTGCCCACCACAGGGTTCAACCTGGGGCATGTCATGTCTCTGGGTTCTAACTACATGAACCTTCGCTACGGGAGCTAATAAATGGCACCTACAAACAACCGGGTTAATCCCAACGCCCCCACTCGGGCAGCTACGGAGAACCTCGTGCAGGTCCTCGACACCTATGTGCGTCCCCAGAGGGACACCATGGGTGAGCAGGCACTGGCTCAGGGCTTCAATGCTATGGGTCAGACGCTGGGCCAATACTCCCGCAGGGAACTCTCTAGGGAACTCACTGAGACTGCCACTCAGGCTAACGCTGATGCTCTGGCGGGGAATGACCCCAACGAGGAGTTCGCTCAGGTCCGCATGGGGAACATCTTCCGTCCCCACAGCCGTGCCTACATGGATGCCTATAACGCTACCATGGGCCGAGTGGCCGCTATTGAATTCCGGGATAGCACCACCTTGGCCTACGCTGAGAGTGGTCTGGACCGCAATACCGACCCAGAGGCATTCCGGGAGTGGTATGGGGCTCGCCTTCAGGAGTTCATGGGGCAGAACGACAACCCCTACTTCATGGCTGGCGCTATGCCGCTGGTCGAACAGGCAACCTTCAACCTCTCAGCACAACACACAGGGAACATCGTAAGGACCCTGCAAGCTAACCGTGCTGCCGCTGCTAGAACCTTGGCCGCAGAGGCCACCATGAACACCATGGGGGAATGGCAGCGCCTTGAGAACCAGCGGGTTCAGTTCGAGACCAGTAACCCCGAGTGGGCTGCTGACATCGAATCCCAACAGGCAGCGCTGATCGCCCATGCAGTCAATGGGGTCTCCTCTGACTTCTATGGCACTGGTGATGCTGGTGCTGTGTTCCGTGGGGCAACCCTAGACGGTGCTCTGGACTACGCAGAGGCCACAGGGAACATGGAGCTTGTCCGGTCTATCGGTGCCGCTGCACATGCAGGGGGCCTCAGGCTCACCCCTGGGGAGATGCTGGACCTCACCAACCGCTCCCAGCGTATCCGGGATGACCACCTCGCACAGCTTCGTGCAGAGGACTTCCTCATGGAACGTGGTCGTCAGGATAACGTGCGCCTTGTCTCTGACTTCGCTGCTGACATGGCTATGGACCCAGCTAACCTTGGGATGACCGCTAGGGAGCTTCTGGCTAACAACCCATCGCTTCAGGCTCTGGTCGCCCAGAGTGACGATAGTGCTCACCTCATTCAATCCTTTGAGGCTGCATGGAATACAGTCACAGGGTTCTCTACGGAGCTCGATCCGCTCACCGAGGCTACTAACCTCGAAACGTTCCGGCAGGCTGTGGTGGCAGGCAATGTAACTGATACTCCAAGCGCTATAACTTGGATCAGGCAGCAACAAGCCAGTGGGCAAGTATTCTCTGATGGTAACCTCACTGACATGCTCCGCATCGCACAGGAGGCAGCGTCTCCTACAGCAGCGCCTGCTCTAACCAACAGCGTGTTTAACGGTGCTATCTCTGTGGGCACTAGGATGGCAGTGGCTGATCTTGTCGGTGCAGCTGTCTTTGACAACTTCGGGAATACCTCTGATGCACAGGCTCTGTTCATTCAGAATGCTGTCACCTCCTACATGCAGGATCGTGCCCACACTCTGGATGTGAACAGTCGGGACTTCGCTCAGGACGTGGAAGCACTCCGGGATCAAGCTGTCATCGCTGCCCATGCGGAATTCCAAGAGCTCTCCCCGACAACGTATGCCACTCGCTACCAAGCTGCTATCCAATCCGAGGATGGAGCACTGGCGCTGCTGTCTCCGGGGTGGCTCCAAGAACACTCTGATCGACAGGCTGCTCTGGCTACCGCTGCCGCCGAGGAAGGGGCATCTCTGGATGCTGCTATCTCCGCTGGGAGCTCTATCCTCTTCCCTGAGGAAGTCCCGGGAGAACCCTCTGTTCCCCCCACGGTAACTCAACCTGAGCCTGCTACGGCAGAGGCTACCACTGAGGTGCCCGCCTCGGAGGAAATCTCGATCCGTATCCCGCTAACCAATGCGCCCACTCAGGAGGACATGGTGATGCCTTTCGATCCCTTCGAGGGACAGGACACACCGCCCAACCCTGAGCCTTCTAGGCAGCAAGAGCTGGATGCTCTGGTGACCACCCTCAGTCAGTATGAAGATGTGATCGCTAATGGAGGCTCGATCTACACCTCGGACATCATCGATCTAACTAGGGCCATTCTGGCTCTCCCAACAACGATGGTTCCTCGAGAGGTGCGCCAACGGGCGGCAGAGCTTCAACGAGCTAATCAATAATAGGTAATCAATGGAAAACGAAGAGAACACTGTCTACCCCTTTGCACCCGCAGAGGTCAGTGAGCGGCTCTGGACCAACCGGACTAACCCGGATGTCCTAGCAGCTTACGACCATCACTACGGTCCCGGGGCGGCAGACGCATATCTCGATGAACGCGCAGGGACTACCCCTGAGGGTGATGCCTTCATCATCCCTGACGCAGCTATCGAGTGGCTGGAAAGCCGCCGTGGTCAGGAGAATGAACTGGCCGCATCCATAGCATTCAATGATCGCTATGGGGCTGGTGCCGCCGAGAGTGTTCTCGGGGGTTCCAATGAGCAACCTCAAGAGGAATCCGGGGAGTCCCCTGGGTTTCTCACGGAAACATGGCGGGCTGTCGCTGGTGGTGCTGTAGATGCAGCCGCTGGTGTCGCTCAGACTGCTGATGATATCGGTGATTGGGCCTTTGGGTCCTTCGTGGGTGACATCGTGCAGACCGAGGAAGGTTGGCGCTACATCCGTGGTGACGAATACCGGGCGTGGCGGGAGCAACAAGAAGAGGGCCGAGGGAACTCCTCTCTCGATATGTTCTCCAACTGGTCTGAGGGCCTTGTCGCTGAGAACGAAACCACCGCTGGTCAGATTGGCCGGGGTGTCTCCACGTTCCTCCTGCCTTACCTTGGAGCAGCTAGGACCCTCAATGTCGGCACTAGCATCTGGCGTGGTGCTGCTCTAGGTGCCGCTGTGGACTTCTCTGTCTGGGACCCTAACGATCCCAACCTGACAGCTCTGGCAGTCCAGATCGGTGCCCCTGAGGGATGGTTCACTGAACTCATGGCTACCGACCCTGATGATGAGGCTAACATCAACCGCCTCCGCAACGCTGTGGAAGGTGCTGGTGTCGGCCTCCTCGTTGATGGGATCATCGCTGGGGCTCGCTACATCCGCGCTGGGCGGGCTGCTGTTGAAGCTGGTGACGAAGTTGCCGCTGATGCCGCTCGTGCTGGTCTCCGTGGTGTGATCGAGGAAACCGAGGCAGGTGCTGCTCAGGTTATCGGTGACACCATCGCTGACAACATCAACCAGGCGGCAGAGACGACTGCTCGTATCGAGGCCGCTCAAGCTGCTGAAGCTGAAGCCCGTGCATCGTCTCAGGGTGAAGCTCCTACCACTGAAGCTCCCGCTGGCGCTGCCACTGAAGCTGCTCCTGAGGCACCCCGTCCTAACAACGGGTTCTCTATGACCCCTGACCAACACCAGAGGGCCGCAGAGCTTGCTCAAGTGTTCTCTAGGAACCCTGAGGAGGCGTTCTCTCAGAACCTCTCGTGGCGCTCAGTCACCACCTACCAAGGCTGGGAGGATGTCGCTGCTGACATGGCCGCTCAGGCTAGGGTGATGTCGGAGGAATTCGAGAACATCCGCAGCGGTCCCGGGAATGGTCCTGTGCAGACTTGGGAAATGCTTGGCAATCAGGCCAGCGCCCGCTTGAACCAGATAGCCGCTGAGATCGGTCAGGACCCTGATACCCTCATCCGCAACTGGAATCTTCGCGGTGAGCCCCATGAGTGGGCACCTGAGTTCCTCGCACGAGAAAGCCTCCTGAGGCATCTCGCTACTGAGGTGAAGCAGCTTGCTGATGCTCTCCAAGCTCAGAACCTAGCTGGCACTTCCTACAGGAACATGATTGAGGCCCGAGAGGCATTCACTGCTCAGATGGAGATTATCGCTAACGTCACAGCGCGGCAGAATGCTATGCGGACCAACATCGCCCGGTCACTAAACGCCATGAAGGCTGCAAAGCTGGGCAGGGCGGAAATCGATAACATCCTGCAAGCATCCCAGATGTCTCGGGGGCTGGATGCCTCCATCGAGGCAGTCGCTAAGGGCGACATGACCCCTGCACAGGCGGCTCTAGATGCTCCCCGTGGTCAACGATGGCTCGATAGGATCGGCAACTACCGCATCAACGCTATGCTGTCTGGTCCTGGCACTCAGGAGGTGAACATCATCTCCACCGCCTTGAACACCCTGATGGGTCCCATGCGGACCATGGTCGGTGGTGAGGTGCGTCATGGTCTCCGCCAGTTCGCTGGTATGGTCTATGGTGCCTTCGACAGCCTCTCCGCAACTGGCCGTGCTCTCCGTGATGACATGGCTATCCTCGATCCCGGCTCCACTAAGTTCGATGTGGACTTGGCTAAGGGTGACAAGGGGTTCGTGGGGTCCGTTATTGGTCTCCCGTCTCGCCTCCTGCTCACTGGGGATGAACTGTTCAAGCAATCCGCCTATCGTGGCTACATCTACGCAGATGCAATCCAAGGGGCAACCCAGAGGGGACTCAAGGGGGCCCAGCGGCGTGACTACATCCAGAACTACATCCGGGATAGCTTCAACGCTGATGGCAGTGCTGACCTCGCAGGACGCACTGAGGCATTCATGATGGCTCAAAGGGCTACCTTTACGGAACCCCTACGACCCGGTAGCTTCCCCGCTAAGGTCCAGAGTGCTGCTCTGGTGGGTGAGGGCATTGGCCCGTTCATCGCCCGCCTGATTGTGCCGTTCTTCAGGACCCCTGTGAACATCCTCAAGCAATCCTTCCAGCACCTGCCGATGGCACGGCTCATCTCCAAGGAACTCCAAGAGGACCTTGCTGCTGGTGGTGCCCGTGCTGCTCAAGCTAAGGGTAAGGCGAGGGTCGGTGCATCAGTCCTTATGGCTGGTGTCGGTCTGGCAGTCTCCGGGCGTATCACAGGGAGTGGTCCTAGTGACCCCCAGGTGAACGCTGAGTGGCGCAACGCTGGATACCAACCCTACTCTATCCGCTTTGAGGATGAGAACGGGAATGTCCGGTGGGTGTCTTATCAACGTCTGGAACCGCTTGCTAACGTTCTGTCGATCATCGCTGACGTGGTGGAGATACACCGTAACCCCTACAACGAGGACTATAGCTCTAGTGCCAGCATCCTAGCTGCTGTGGCTCTAGGTGTCGCAGAGAACACCGTGAACAAAACCTTCACCCAAGGTATCGCTGACTTCATGGATGTCCTCCAAGCTGAGGATAACAAGGCTGAGATGGCGCTTAACCGCTTCATCACTTCCTTCATCCCCAACGCCATGAACCAGACCAACGGTGACGAACTGTTCCGGGAAGCTAGGACCCTCCTAGACCACATCCGGGCCCGCACTGGGGAATACGCCCAAGTGGCTCCTCGCAGGAATGTCCTAGGGGAAGTCATCGAGCGCCCCAACAGTAAGGCCGACCCTCTTGGTCTGTTCACCAGCCGTGGTTACCAGCCGATTGATCCTGTCCTCCAGGAACTCAATCGTATCTCCATAGCTGACCGCACAGCCTTCCAGCGACCCCCTCATGGTGTCCAACTGGATGGTCGTCGGCAGAGCCTTAAGGAAATCTACCACAGTGAGACCGGGCGTCCCCTCTACGATATGTGGATGGAACGCACAGGGACCATTGAGATTGGTGGGGTTACCCTCAGGGAAAGCCTAGAGCGTCTCTTTGCCTCTAGGAGCTACCAAGTGGCCCCTGACAGCGCTCAGGCCCAAGAGGTCTCCCAGATCATCTCTGGGTATCGCAGGGCTGCTAGGGCTGACATCCCTGAGCTTGTGGAGGTTCTCCGTAGGGTGGATGAACAGGCTGCTGGTCTTGATGCTTCTCAGAACCGGGAGCGGATCGACGCTTTCAACTCCTTCACTTCAGCATTCCAGTAATAAACTCAACTGAGGTCAATTAATGGCTAAATATTCAATCTCCTCCTACACGGCAGATGGGACCACCACGGACTTTCTGCTGACGTGGGATTACCTCGACAAGACGCATATCAACGTCTATGTCGATGACGTGAATGTGGCTGATGCAGGGTCGGGCTTTACGTCCACCCTCATCAACTCCACTACCGTCCGGGTCACTACTGACCTCGGCGCTGCGGTGCCAGCAGGGAAGATTGTGGAACTCCGCAGGGAGACCCCTATCGACACCCAAGCTGTCACCTTCAACGATGGGTCCTCGCTTAACGGCGGGGACCTTAACACCAACACTGACTACCTGCTCTACGCTATGCAGGAAGCCATTGATACCATCGACCCCGCTGCTCAGGAGGCATCTGTCCAGGCATCTATCGCCGCCGTTCAATCTGCAAGCGAAGCGGCGTCTAGTGCATCTTCTGCGGCTTCGTCTGCTGCTTCGGCTTCGTCCAGCGAGACTGCGGCGGCTGCCAGTGCCAGCGCGGCATCCTCAAGTGCATCCGCAGCGCTCACGTCAAAGAACAACGCGGTTGCGGCAGAGTTGGCGGCAATCGCTGCTAGTTCAGATGCGACCAACTCTGCATCTGCTGCTGCTGCAAGCGCAACTGCGGCAGCTTCTTCGGCATCTGCTGCTGCTGCGTCTGAATCAACGGTTGCTGCAAGTGCAACGGCTGCTGCGATAAGCGAAACGAATGCGGCATCGAGCGCTGCCAACTCTGCATCGTCTGCCTCGTCTGCTGCTTCTTCGCGGAATGCTGCTGTAGCTGCGGCCACCTCTGCGACTAACACTGCGGCTGCACTTACTGGGTTTGACCTCGCAGCCATCGCAGCGTCCAAAGCAGTCACCGCTGTTGATGTCTTTGTCTACGACACCTCGAAGGACTCTGACGGTGGTGCATGGCGTAAGCGGTGCCAGCATACCTCTTGGTATAACGAGACCCTGAACACGGCTACCCGTGGTTCTCGGCGTGAGTTCCCAGCAGTTGCCGTGATTGTGGCTGAAGCGTCGAAGGTCACGATCTACGATGGCGACGATCCGTCCCTGCCCATGTGGATGGTGTTTAATACTGGCGGCTATAATAGCAGCAATACTATGTTGAACAGGGAAGGTAACCCACAGACATCTGTTACTGCTTTGAACGGTTTTGTTTCCGTCGGAACGCTACAAGCTAACAACGTAGCTGGCGGTCTTCGACGCATATCTTTTATCGAAGATGTTGGGGTAAATTTTACTGAGACTACTTCGGCAAACACAGGAACCTATCTAGGAGATATATCCGAAAGAAACGATCAACTCGGCTTTGATGGCGTCGTGGTCGGCTCGGTTGTCAGCCGCAACATCAACGACGTAGCCATGACCGTCCTGCCCGACGCCCCGATTGACCCTGCGACTGGGCTTCCTGTGCCTACGATTGCTGTGGCGACGGATGGTGGGGTGTCGGTGATCAAGGATGATGGGAATGTTGTTGATAGCGCTTGGACAAGTGACAGCGATAACGTCTTTTTTGACGGAAACAACAATTTGTGGTTCACTAGGGTATCAAGCTTTTTTGGAAACTTTTTTGTTTCTAATTATGCTGCTGATGGGTTTACCGCTCAATCATTTCCAAGAACTTATAACATTAGTCTCAACGGCGGCTCTGCTTTTGGCATTAACGCGGCGACAGGACTTAAAAACAGCGTTGCTGCTTTCGGAGGAACCAATGAATGGGGAATTACGTTTGCTGCGTATGACCCCACCGCGTTCAGCACCAAAAGCATGGTTGCCTACACCACCTCCTCCTACAACACAGGCTGGATGCCGGGTGACATCAAGGGTGCTTTCCTCTCCTCGACGGATACTGCCTCGCTGGTTGGCTCTGGTGAGCTGGTGACGAATGGCGGGTTTGATACTGATACGAGTGGGTGGACTGCTAACACTGGCTTTGCTCTATCTGTGGTTTCACAGGAGTTGAACGTAGCATATACATCTGGTTCTGGCGGCTTGTGGTATGTTGGGGCCACTCAAGCCATAACGAC